TTGGCATCGGCCCACGTGGCGGCTCGCATGATGTCGCCAGAAGTAGGTCCGCCCCAGAGCGCCCAGGCTACGGCACCGGCTCCAGGGAAGTCTTCGTTCTCAGGCTTATTCTTCGGCGCGTCCATGTCAGGACGGTGGCGCTGGAACCAAGGCCCAATGCGGCGCAGCTTGTCCTCGGAGATACTACCCTCGACCATGTCGCGGGCTTCGCGGATCGTCTGCTCCTTGATGCCATCGCCGGACTTGCCCTCGTCATGCCAGTCGAGGCCGCGCTGAGCGGCTTCGCTGACATAGTCGGGAACCGGGATGGTCTGCGGCATTACTGGACGCCAGGGATAACCCAGAGTTTGCAGATGCCGTTCGGGTCGATGTCGCCCGAGACGATGCCACAGCCACGAGGGCCGCGGTAGAACACGCAGTTCTGGCAGAGGAGTCCTTCGGCGGCGAACGGAGACGCGGCGACGTAGTGGGCGCCGTCCGGGCCGATGCCCTGGTCGAACGGACCGAAGAGCTCTTCGACCTCGACGTAGCCGTCCACCAGTTCCTTCTGGCGAGGGGTCAGCAGTTCGAGCACCTCGTCAGGGACTTCGGACGCGAGCGGCTTGGCGATGGCCTGAGCCTTCTTGCCGGACTTGGCCACGGCGGTCGAGCGCTTGGCTTCGGCGCCATCCGTGCCCTCGAACGAAGCGAGGGCGGCGGCGAACGAGGTGGCCAGGCCCGTGATCAGGTTCTTTGCGGCGGCTTCTTCGCCGGTGAAAATCTGGCCTTCCATGTCTTCGCGGCTGGCCATCGAGCGCTTGCGGAGCACGACCTGCTTGAACTGCTCATGCATGGCGTCGATGCGGGCCTGTTCTTCGGCGCGCATCTCGTCGGTGTAGCCTTCGCCTGCGACGTTCGCGGCCTTGTATTTTCCGGCACGGAAGATTTCCATCTTCAGGCCGATCTGCTCGTAGTAAGCCGCGTAGGACTCGTCTACCATGATCACGCCGATGGAACCGACGTAGGCGGACGGAGAGGCGATGACCTGGTCAGCCTGCGAGAAAGCGTAGACCGCACCCGAGGCCATGAGGTCCTTGGTATAGGCCATGGTCGGGATGGGAAGCAGGGCGACCTTGTCGGCGAGCTCAGGGGTGCCGAGGACGGTGCCGCCCGGAGAGGACACGTTGAAAGCGATGCGCTTGACCGCAGGGTTCATCAGCATCGCATCGATCTGCGCCGTGACGTCCTCCATGTCCACGCCGCCGGTCATCTTCTCGAACTTCGTGAGGCCGACGCCGAGGGCACCCTTCACGCTGATGACGCCGGTGCCAGCCTGCGTGACGTAGGGCTTCTCGACAGGGTTGAAGAACATATCGATGACGCCATCGACGACGCCGTACTTCTCGGCGTACTTCATATGGTTCGCCGCTTTGATGGGGTCGATGAGCATCGGCTCACGCCCGGACAAACCTGAGATAAGGCACTTCATAAAATTACTTGGTAGAGGGGTCTGTAGGTTCGGGGACGTCCAAGTTGTCGGCGACGTCCTGCGACATCTGCGCCGGGGTCTGGCCCTGCTGGAGCCAGTTGAACGAGGACTGGTAGAGCATCCAAAGCGGGAGGTTACGCTCCTTGGCCTTGTTGATGCGCTTCTCGGCTTCGGTGGCGAGGGTCTCGAGGACCTCGTCGAAGGTCATGCCCTTCTTGCCGAGGATGGCCTGAGAGGTCGTGAGACCCATCTGCAGGTCGGCACGGTCTTGCGCGGCTTCGCGGCCTGCGTCGACGGTGACGTCGCGAGGGGTGATCCACGTCTTACGGTTGAACCAGGGGTCTTCAGGCAGTTCTCCGTTCTCGATGCCCCAGCCGATGACGTAGTCCCACGTCGGGTCGCATACGGTATCCACGATGAGGTTCTGCCACTTCCCAGCCACGCGTGACACTTTAGCGGCGACTAGACGAATAGCCGGGCCCGTGATGCCGGAGGGGTCGGACACGTACTCGACAGGGAGCAGCTTGACGATGTCGCGCTCGATGGCCTTCATCATGCCCACCCACGCAGGGCTCGGGCGATTGCTGGCAATCTGAGTAAGGTCCTCGTTCGTATCGAGCACGGCGATCTTACCGCCCATCTGGCTGGCAAGTCGCTCGCAGGAATTACCAGTGGAGCCACCGGCGAATTGGGCGGCCGCATCGTCCTGCAAAACTCCGCCCTGCTTCTTGAGCAGCATGACGTGGTCCGACGACGTGCGCAGAGCTGTCTTCTCGAGTTCGAACACCTCGCGCTCATCCTGGACCGACAGGAGGCTGGACTGCATGACCGGATAGCCACGCACGGCCGACGAGCGGTCGAACTCGCAGACGTGGCTCATCGACTCGGCAGGGATGAATCGGTTCTTCACGTCGCCATCGACGTAGACGTTGTAGCCCTTCACCTCACCGTAGGCGCCAAGGTAGACTCCATCGACGCAGGTCGGGTCGACCTTATCCTGGGGCGAGCCGACGCGGTGGGCTTCCAGCAGTTGGACGCGGGGACGGCCAGAGGCGTCAAACGTCTCGACGAGGAACGAATCGCCGTCGGAGAGGCTACCCGAAAGACAGAGTTTCTGCACTTGGCCGAACGTGAAGCGCCCGGTGATGTCGCACTTCTTCGACCAGTTGCGGAAGTATTCCTGATAAAGCAAAGCCTTCTTGGGGTCCTTGGCGTTGCTCTGGGGGAAGAGCTCGTCGCCGATCGTGACGAGGACGACCTCGTCGATGACTTGCTTGTAGGTCGGCGAGTTACGCAAAGCCCAGCGGGACTTCGCGATCATCTGCAGACGGTTGACCGAAGTCAGGTCGCGGCGAGCATCGACGGCCGGCCCGGTGAACAGCCAGCGCCGCGTGGACGACTGGGTCGTGCTGGCGTACTGGCCATAGGTTGCGCCCGCCTGCTTCTTAGGCGACTTAGTGGCAGGCGTTTTCGGTGTCTTCTTGGGGGCCATCAGAGGTCAACGCGGTAGGTCCAAGTCTTCTGGACGGAGGTATGGGCGCCGCCATACTTCTTCGGATCCAGCTTGCTGAGCGCGAAATTGATTTCCTGAAGCCGCTCTTTAGGCGGGATGCCCCACTGCTTGTTCACACTCGTTCCGGAATCGGAGTACGACGTAACCGCCAACCCCATGTCGGCAAGGGCTTGCTGCTTGTATGCGAGCAAGGTGTCCTCGTCCAAGCCTACGAAGAGTCCGAGAGCCATATACTTATTGGGCGTTAGGTAGGGTTGACGCCTCGTCGCGTCCGACGATGCCCCAGCGGCAGGCGATGAGCATCCCAAGCAGTTCGCAGTCAAACGCATGGTTATGCTTCACGCCCTGACGTAACCGCCAGATCGGCTTGCCGTTATCCTTCACTCGGACTTCGGAGTTCAGCTGCTCGACGTACTCGGGCGACGCGTCCCGGGCGAAGGTGAACACCTTGCGGGCCCGCAGGCCGTGGAACAAGTCCTTGCCCGACAGGTTCGACCAGACCACCAGGGAGGTCGGCTTCTGCACCCCCGGGACGTGGATCGCGGACGGCGACTGGTAGAACCGGCGGACCATGTCGCCGTTCTTCGTCTTGACGTTGAAATACTCCTGGCCGGAACCCTTGGCACAACCCCAGCCACGGATGGCGCACTGCTTGTAGACCTCCTGCGTATTGTTGCCGTCGCCCGAGTCGACCATGACGAGCTGAGGGTGGATACCCCACTTCGCGATCAGGGAATCCAGACCAGTCCAGTCCGTCAGCCCATCGTTCGACGGAACCTTGACGTAGGCCGCCAGACGGCTGTGCCCGGTCCGAGCCCAGCGCCGCAGGATGATCCAGAAGTGGTCGCCCTGACAGTCGATGCCAGCGGTGATGAACTTTACCGAACCATCGGGTGCGTCCTCCTTGTCCACGATCTGACCGCGCGGGCCGATGTAGCACATCGACGACCACTCGTCCGCCATGGCATAGTCGGACGATTCGGAACTGACAACAAGCGAGCCGGTATCATCGCTCCATGGCAGGGCGAGGTACTGCTGCTTGAACAGTTTGCGGGGCGTGATGTCGCCGAGGTCCGCAACCTCCTTCGCCTTGATCATGTCAACGGCCAAGGCACCCCAGCTCGTCGATGCCAAGGCGTTCACGTGCAGGCCGACGAACCCGGCCTTCTCCGGCTTGGCCGTCGCGACGAACCCGGCACCGCGCTCGACCTCGTTCGCGATGGTCCGCACCTCGTCGTTATCCTCCAGCCTGACGCGGCAGGACGCGCACTCGTAGGTCGTGCCGTTCTGGACCTTCTCCAAGTCCCAGCCGTCAACGCCTTTCGACGCCTCCGGGTATCGGATGTAATCCCATAGCCATGCCTGCCGATGCCCGCAGGCCGGGCACGCGAACTGCCACTCGCGCTGGTCGGTCATCAGGTAGTACTTCCAGAACTCGGCGCCCTGTCCTTCGACGTCTCCTGGCTGGCTCTCGTAGATCGCCTTCGACGCGAAAGCCGCCGCCTTCAGTCGCGAAAGGCTCATGGCGATTGCGCCATTCGGCCACTGCCAACATTCCGAGCCGAGGACGTAGCGGACGTGCAGGCTCTGCAGGTGCTTCTCCGTCGAGGCCGAGCGGTTGTGAATCAGCGAGCCGTCCGCGAACCGCAGGGTGCCTGACTTATCGTTATCGTCTGCGCTCATCTGCGTGCGGATGTCGCCAACCTGCTCGAACAACGGCCGTAGCTCGTTAAGCGTGAACCCCTTGGCCTTGTCCTGGCTGTCGAGGTAGATGGCCATCGACGCCCGGCGGTTCGCCATCAGGTACGCCGCGTTCAGCTTCAGGGTCAGCGTCTTCCCGCAGCCGATGGCCCACGGCATGAACATCCGGCTCGTCGTGGACTGGTGCGAAGCACTACCGCCCCCCGCCGCCCCAGGCCCGCCCCCCGGGGGGGCCCCCCCGCCGG